ATACTTAACGTACAACTCTTCGAAAACTTCATCGTAATCCTCAACATTTTCCATTACGTTTTCCGACCAACCGTCGAGTTGGATCTCGAATGGATTATACTTCTTGTTCATAAACTCGAGTCCTGTAGTACATGCAATAAGCATACGTCTCGAGAATTTGACGGATTTATCGACGTCTATGCTATACGTTATTCGTTTCACCTCTGTTCTAAGTTCATCTATAGGTGAATATGCGTTCAAACGTTTGTTGACCGTAAACCCTTTCTTTTCTAAACGACCGATCTTATTTACAAGGTCTGCTTTTTCTTCATCTATTGTTTTGTACCCTGGTGATGGTTTTTCCTCTTCTGTGTAAATACCTCCCATACCACCACCACCGCCGTAATCATACCCGTTACCTGGTTCATCATCCTCGTATTCCCCGTAATCGAGGGGTTCCTCTGGTGGAGGAGCAGATTGGTGATTTTGTTTGTTGGGGTTAGCAAAAGAATCTATGTCTTCCTGAAAAGTTTGTGTTTGTGGTGGTGTAAATTGTGTTTTCATAGGTCTAGGCATTTGTTTTTTCACAGGCTGAGGTCTTGGTATATCAATCTCAATCTCGTTCATTAGTGCCTGTTCATTATCATCCAATTTCATAACATTTGTACTAGAACGATTAAGTATAATCTCACCGTCCATTAATCTTTATATTGAAACTATTCTAATTTCTTTAACGCACTTTATAAAAAAAATGTATGTTCAATACAAATGAAACTTAACGCTACAAACAAAAGTACCCTAAAATCTATCGCGATTGTATTCGCCATAATATGTGTTCTTCAATTCTTGAGAACCAGCTACTACAGCCCAGTCGATATCGAAACGACCAATGAAGAATCGCTCTTCAATCTCGAGTCCAAGGAAGAGTGTCTCGGTGAATATTACTCCGACAGTCGAGGCGGTGTTTGTGGTGGCCAAAAATTGGTTGTCGCACAATCGAGTTATAAGATGAAGTAAAATCTCCAGTATATATAAATGGCGTTAGTGACCAGTCAGTCCAATTTACCCGATTTCGAATACGAACATCACACTGTTATACTTGATAATCTGGATCCAACGAGTGATACAGATTTTACACTTTTTTTACCAACACCACTCGAAAATATTGTTCAGGTACAATTACTCACCGCGAGTATTAACATAACCGATAATGCCACGAGGTGTGTACACATCGGTATAGAGGAACTTAAAAATCATTTCACGCAACGCGGGAAAAAAGATCTCGATGATGCCGATAACCACCTTAACGGTATTTTTGGAACGATCTTGTGTCAACATGAAAAACATGGTTCCGCCTCCAATCAAACAGCCGTGTTCTTTAGAAACGAGTATCCAATTATTCAACAATATTATAACCCAATCAGAAAACTCGATAGAGTAACTTTTAACTTAGACGACCAAGCTGGTGATACGCTTGTGTGTGGCGATGCCATTTTCGTTTTTAAATTCGTTTGCAAAAAAAGGAACATGCCTTATTAATTATTTCAGGGCGTTACGTACCTATAATTTTAACCTCTTATTAATATAAATGTCTTCCGGTATTGTTCAACTCATTGCCATTGGTGCTCAAGACGAACATATAATGGGTAAACCGGAAATATCATTCTTTAACTCAACGTTTAAGCGACACTCTAATTTTTCACAATCCGTCGAAAAGCAAACGATACAGGGAGCTGTGAAAAACAATTCAATGTCATCCATAAAATTCCCACGTTCAGGTGATTTGTTAGGATACACATATTTTACTATAGACGATAATACAAAAGCACTCGATTACGGAGATTGGAGTGAACTCATAGATAAGGTCGAGTTACTTATCGGCGGTCAAGTCGTGGATACACAAGATGCAGTCTTTACAGAAAAAATAGCCATAGATACATTCGCAACAAACGTTTCAAAGAGTTCTAATGGAACACATCCGGGTGTGAGTGCACGTTCATACTTTTACCCTTTAAGGTTTTTCTTTTGTGAAGGTCCACAGTGTGCTTTACCAATAGTTGCTTTACAATATCATGAAGTTGAATTGCGTATTCACTGGGGATCACAAGCAGGGGCGTATAACTTCGAGTGTTATTCGAATTACTATTACCTCGATAACGAAGAACGTGGGAATATTGTTTCTCGAAACCATGATATTCTCATCACACAAGTTCAAAAAAGTATACCGTCCCAGGAACTTACACAAGAACTTACGTTTAATCACCCAGTCAAATACCTCGCGTGTTCGGATACATCAGTTAACGGTGCATTGACATCCGCCGATAATAAGGTTAAAATTGAAATTAATGGTCTCGATATCGGTAATTTTAGATGGGGAAAACCACACTTTATGGAGGTACAAAACTATTACCACACACAATTCGTAACGTCACCCGATTTCTTTTTATGTTCTTTTTGTTTATCAACAAGTTCTCTCCAGCCTACAGGAACGCTTAATTTTAGTCGTTTAGATTCAGCAAAGATACATAGCCAAGCCCGAAATATATCCGATCCTATATATGCAGTTAACTATAACATTCTCAGAATTGAAAATGGTTTAGCCGGTCTCATCTATGCAAATTAAAATACATACTTATATTAATATGGTTAAAAACATACCTACCATCGAACGGTCTACCAAAATCCGGTTTGGTAAACACGTTTCTGAAAATCAGGCTGAAAACACAGTTGTTTTTAATGCGTCAGATACTGCAATTGATGTCACGAATGCGAATTCGATTTATATGGCACCGCTCCGCGTTGCTGAATTAGCAGGTTCTAACCTTGTAGGTTACTCGTCGGTCACAAAGGAAATTGTTGATTCGAGTGTTCCTACAACCCTTTTAGGTGGTGTCACTTTACAAGCTTCGACGGATAGAGGTAATGTAACTTCAAATACAGTTCAGTTTAGTAATGCTATAACATCTTTCGTAACAAGCTCTAATATTGGTGTCGCAAATAGTGCACCAATACATGCCTTATCGGTAAAGGATAAAGTTTTCATGTGTGGACCAACGGGTGATACCAACGCGCTTCGTGTTGAAGGTACAGCTCGAGCTACTAAATTTACAACGGGGTCTTCTGTTAATATAGATGAAAATGTAACTAATAAAATTCAGGTTTCGGGTACAATACATACAAGTACTCTCACTTCGTCGGTAATAGGTGTAGCGAACACCGCACCCGCGCATGCTATAAGTATTGGTAATGAAGGTCAAGTTCAATTAAATGTACCAACACAATCAATATATGCGTTAGATACCGTCGGTAACGTAAATGCGCAAAACTATCGGGGTGATTCGTATTACCTCTCAAACCTTACGGTTGAAAATATAGTAAATCAAGGTAACGTAACCTCAAACACTGTTCAGTTTACGAACCCACTTACGAGTATTTATACAACCAGTAACGTTGATGTTGGAGGTAATGTTTTTATAAGAGAATCGGCCGACGCACTCTACGGTAAAATTGCGGGTTCGAATACAATAGCGGGTAGTACTATAACCGCGAGTACACAATTTGATGGTCCGGGTACGGGGTTAACGGGTATTCCAACAAATCAATTTGCAAGTGGAGAAATTCCCTTTTCCAGTGGTGGTACGGGTCAGTCTAGTTATGCATCCGGTACAATACTTTACGGTAAAACGTCGGGTGATTCACTCGGACAACTCAACCCCGCAGGTTCTAATGCAGATGCCGGTAAATTTCTTCGACTCGACGGTAGTGATATACCCGAATGGGCAGAAGTTCCACTAACTCTTGATGCCGTTCTTGGGAATACAACCGCAGAATCCGATGGGTCTATGAGTTTAACAGATACTGGTACAACAATAACGACCCTTGGTAAAATAAAGGCCGCCACGTTCGAAGGGAGTGGTTCGGATATTCATGATATTAACGCGGCTAATGTAGTAACTGTAGGTAGTACACTCACAACCACCGTTTTACCCATCGTACCCGTAACCAAAGGTGGTACAGGATTAGATACAGTCACTGCCGGTGATATACTCTATGCAAGTGCTGATGATACAATAGCGGGACTTGATAAAGGGACAGCTAATAAGGTTTTACAAATGAATTCAGGTGCAACTGCACCCGAATGGACATCGACGATAACGGGTGCTTCACTCGCTAATCCATCGTTAACCGGTACAATCACAACATCTGGGTTAGGAAATAACAAGATTCCGTTTACGAACGCATTCGGGGTATTAAATTCACACGCGGATCTTCAATTCGATACTTCTGGTTCTAATAACAAAATGACAATTGCTGCCGATGTTGAAATTTCAGGTAAATTTGATGCATACGGAGAAACAACTTTCCATAATCAGCAAAAATACATAGTTACTGACCCAATAATTGAAGTCGGTAACAATAACGCGAGCGATACAATCGATTTGGGTATGATCATGACCATGGGTACTTCAAATGTTGTTCATGGTTTTAGAGGCTTAACGAAGGAATATACGATCGCATACACACACAGTAACCCAGCTGACACAGATATAACACCAACGTTGACGAGTGGTATATCTAACCACCCGTACATTACCGCAAATATTTGGGGTAACGTTTTATCAGGTAACGTCACGACGACAGGTAAAATGACCTCGGATTCGTTCCATGGTGATGGTTCGGATATAACTCACTTAAATTTAGGTGGTGTTAATAATTATGGTCAAGTTGCTACTGCTCGAGGTGGTACGGGTGTATCGACAGGTCTCACAGTACTCAACCCCGCTTATTTGAGCTCACAAGTTTTACTTGCCAAGGGTGGTACCGGTTTAACTTCTGTAGCAGAAAACGAATTGTTGTTAGGTCCAGCGTCTGGAACTGCTTTGACTAAACTTACACCTTACACGGGTCCAGCAGATGTTACAGTTCCAGTAGCTATGACCGCTAATTCATCGGGTGGAAATACAGCATCTTCGGGTGATAGTTCCGTAAACGCGTATAAGGCGTTTGATGGAAGTGATAGTACCAACTATGTATCCCCAGAAGCTTATAGTTCTTCCTCTCCTTATGGGTACACGGGAAGTAATTCTTTGGGTGGTGTAAATGGAGAATGGGTAAAAATCCAACTCGCGAGTGCTTTCGCACCAACATCGGTATTTGTAAAAGCAAGACCAAATGGAACTAATTTTGCTGTGCCTCCAAATTCATGGCGTATTATGGGAAGTACTGACGGTACAAATTGGACACAATTACACGCGTCTACAACACTTGTAGATTCCTCATCCGGTACTACAGAGTCTTTTACCAATACAACATCCTATAC